CCATAGCTAGTGTTGTCAATGCACCTGCTAATCCAAATATTGGCATAAAATCAATTTGGGATATCATAGATAACATTTCAGTTATCGGATTAATAATACCTGCTACCGATGATAATGCAGAACCCGTTAGAGCCAATCCCATAGCAAAAATAGGTAGCGTTAATCCTAATGTGGCTAGAGCAAGTGAACCAAATAAAATTGCAGGTGACATTAATCCAATCAATGCCATATCTGCAGAGAATTTTACTAATTGTGAACCTATTGATGTAAAATCAACTCCAGCAACTTGTGAAATTTCCTGTAGTGCTTTACCCAAAACATACAATGATGCGGATACTAATATCATGGCTGCTGCTGCATATAAAAGTAACGGGCCAGTACCACTAACTAAAGCACCTAACGCAATAACAGAACCAGTTAATAACACTATCCCAGCTGCTGCCATTCCAATCTCATTTAATCCTACATCTTTCATTTCTTGTAATGCTTTTGCTAAAATGTATAAAGCTCCTGCGATTAATACCATAGCAAGTGCTCCCTTCAAAACTGAACTCATATTAATTTTACTAGCTGAATCAGTTACACCTTTACCACTCTCCATTGATTTTGTATCAGGTATCTCAGGTTTCTTTCCTCCACCTCCAGTTAAGTTTTCTGCTGCTTTTGATGCCGCATCACTTCCTGGTGAACCTTTGCTAAACATCTTACCAATCATACCACTAACAGCAGAAAATCCACCCTTTAAACTATTTACCCCCATACCAAATTGACCTAACAAAATAATTCCGTTACCCAATCCACCCAATATACCACCTGCCCATTCATTGCCTGCAGCTTTTATAGCCTCGGTCATACCATCATATGTAGATTTTATTAATCCTGATGATTTACCTATATTTTCTTGATTGGCGTACATCTTGCTGAGTTCATCTACGGTTAAACCTAATGTTTGCGCAGCTGCTTCTTTTTGGAATTTATCCATTTTATTGAATTCAGCTTGAGTTCCTAATTGTCGAATTACCTCATCCATCGCCTTTTCACTCTCACCTGCATAGAATAACTCTCTTGCTTTTTGTAGATTTATTTCTCTACCCAACATAGCGTTTAATTCCAATTCCTTTTCTATAGAACTTTCAAAATCCAATAGAGTATCCGCTAATTTATTTGTTGTTGCAAGAGTAACACCCAATTGCCTTGCTTGAATAGCTGCTGCTGCCATATTTGCTCCACCATTCTTAGAATATTTAGCAAATCCTTCTGCATCCTGTGCAATGTCTTCCATAACATCACCTGGTATTACTCCTCTCAATTTAGCGGTATTCTCAACCGTTTTAATCATGTTTAGAGCGGTTTCGTTTGATTTACCACTCAGGTTACCAAATTGATTTGTTACATTGGCTAATACGGGACCACTTACTCCCAAATTATTTGCTAACATTGATACACCTCGTTGTACTTCTCCACTAACTGCTTTTAAATTACCCATGTTAGTAGCCAATTGTTTTGAAGTAGCTGCTGCATCTTTGAAGAAAAATCCTAATAAAACTGTATTTGCTGAAAATGAATCTATTTCTGTTATCCCTCTTCCTAATTCTTTATTTACTTCTCCGAATTTATCAGCTAACACACCCACACCTTTAACGGATAAACCAATCAAAGTGGCCGGACTCTTTAGTGCGGCCATTATCATGTTTTTTACTCCAAGGAATCTATTCTTCATCTCCTCGGCTTCACCCGTAAGTTTTTTTAATGCGGCTGCTTCCTCTTCAGTTAATGTTGCTCTTGCTGCTGCCTCCTGATTTATCTTGTTAGATATTTCTAATTGTTCAGCCATCAACAACTTCATTTGATCTGATATAGGAAGTTGTGTTATACTAGCTTGTAATTCTTTTTGTTTATCGGTAACTATACCTGATAATCTACTCGCTTCCTCAGTATCACCTTGCCTTATTGCTTCTATTAGTTGTGAACGAGTTTGATCAATGGTAACCAATCCTTTATTGAAATCAGCAACTGCTCGTACCGCCTCTTCGTTTTCACCTGCCAAGGATACCAATCTTTGGCTCTTGTATACCATCTTATCGTATTGTTTTCCAATATCATCCGATAATTTAGATGCGAGTGATTTTTGTGTTACTTGTTCTTTAAGGGCTTCGGCAGTATCTTTAGCCGCATCAGTTTTTGCTTTTTCGGTTTGATATACCTGCTTATCTACTGCTAATGCCTGTTCTTTATTTCGGAGTGTTTGTTCTTCAATTCCTTTAAGTCTTTCCAACTCCTGACGGCGTGCACCTTCAGCAGTAGCCATCTCTTTATTGATGGTAGAAATTCTTTCCTTTGTGTAAAGAATCTCTTGCTCTGCTACCTTTAGTTCATTAGCTAATCGTACTGCTTCAGGAGTCATCTGTTAACTATTTCTTATTACTTGTTTTGCTTTTTCTTCAAATCTGCAATCAATTTTTCCAATTCCTTTTCATTCTTCTGTACATCTTGAGCAAACTTGGTTAAAACTTTCTTCATTTCAGGACTGGTTCTTTCACTAGCTCTATCTATAAATGCTTTCTCTACTCCATTTTTGTATGCATCAAAAAAAGAACTTATGAATCTATCTAAGATACCTTCTCTTAATATTCGTTTTCCTTCTTTCAGGGATGATTTAACTTTATTTTTAGTACTCATAATGATATAGTTTTACTAATATAAATATCACCAATAAAAAAATAAGGGAGGTTGAACTCCCTTATCTCATTTTTACTTTAGGTGGTTTAACTGCACCCTTTTTATTTGATTTATCTACCTCTTCCTTTTCCTTTTTCTTCAATTCAATTAGTTTGTTAATGTAGAATTTCCTCCAATGAATCGGCATGAAGTAAACATCTCTCCAAGTAAATCCGTTACCAAACTGACAAAGAGACCAGATTTCTTCATGTAAAAGTACACTATAATTAGGTGGTAGGGTAAAAAAATGAAACCCCAAACGGGATATCCAGTGCCTCCGTTTCACCAGTTTCTTCAGATACAAAGTTAAATTTCAAATCCAAATCAGGGCTTATTTCTCTGACATGCTCTCTAAATGCTTTGGTATCTCTAGCCAAAAATTGATTTACTACCCATTTATTTATAAACGCTCTATCTGCATTACCATCCACTTCCAATATCATTTTTTTCAAACGAACGGTTATTTCAGGTGATTCTTTACCTTTACTTATTTTTTGTAAGGCTTGTACCTCTTCCGTAATATCTCTTTCATCCTTATGAGTTAGAAGTTTAAACTTGATTTTCTTCTTGCTGAGTGGTAATTCATACTCGTATACATTTCTACGATTCAGGAGGTCTAAATTCAAATCTTTAGTTTTCACTTTAGATAAATCAATTGTTACCTTCTGTTTATTACCTGAGAATGGGTCTGTGATTTCAACATCATAGTTTGGACCATATCCCAAAATTCTAGCCGCTAAAAATATCGCATTCTTATCGCCAATAACTAATTCATCTATAGATGCATCTACTATTAAACTCTCCAATAATTTATCCATAACAATACCTTTTTTGATAAGGTTTTGTGAAGAAAGAATATCTTCTTCCTTTGCCGTCATGTATTTTATTGTTATTGTACCTTTGGCAAGAGGACTAGATTCGGGGTATACTCTACCCTCAGATGGTAAATTGATTACTTCGGTGGGGAAATCGTAACGATTTTCGTTTAGTTTTGGTGTAGGGAACTCTCTTAGTGATTCGCTCATAACATTTGTTTTAGTGTTCATATATAAGTATATAATAACAAAAAAATTCAAATAAAAAAACCCCGATGTTTCCAACGGGGTTTTGTTTTATCATCAATTTGATATTAGTACTCAAGGATTGCGTAATCCATAGAAAGTGTTATTTCAATTGTGCTTGCTTCAGCAGCTGTAGCCCAATCCAAATCACCAAATGTTGCCTGATTTATGAAAGCACCTTTGATAGTCCATTGTTCAATCTTATCACCTACAGGGCCTAACATATAGAGGTTTACATCCTTCTTGTAGAATTCTGCGTATCCATCTCTACCTGTTAGTGATTCGTGTGATAAACGAACCCATTCCATTACTGCTTGCGCACCTGAGGGAACGATGGGGTCATATAGAGTTATCGTGATATCTTCCCACTCACCTTTTCCTTTTAGTTTTCTCTTCAAGTTAATGTGTTCCATTGTGATAACCTCAAACTTAATAGAGGGTCTTTTACCTGCTTTACAGATATAAGAAGGAACTCCATCAATCTCAAAAATAAAGCGGTTCTTTACCTTTGGTTCAAAGTTCGTGTAGAACATATCGTTAAACTCTAATACTTCTGCCATTTTCTTTTCCGGTTTAGTTACTTATAAATACTTTGTTTCTAACTTTTTATACATTAAATGTAGCACCTGTAGGAAGAACATTGAAATCAATGATAATGAATTCAGCGGTCTTAGCAGGTTGGATATAGATAGCTCCTGCAAGGATATTTCTATCTATTACATCTGGTGTATTGTTAGTTTCATCCATAACCACTCTGAAAGCGTACAAGCCCTGTCTCTGTTGAACTGCCTCCAAATAAGGGTTAACAGTTGTCAAGAATCTTTGTCTTGTAGTTGCAGTATTTTGTTCAAAGATTAAGAATCGGGAAGTAGATGCTACGAACTTTTTCAAGTTGATGAGTAATCTTCTTACATTGATTCTATCCAATGCACTTGCTTTATCCTGTAAGGTTTTCTGTCCGAAAGCGGAGATACCTTGACCAGGGAATGCTGCGATAGGGTTAACCTTTCCTTCATATAGAGTATCTCTCTCTGCTTGAGTTAGACGATTCACTACTGAAAGTGCGCCAGGTATTCCACCTCTGTTAAGACCAGCAGGTGCAAACCATTCAGCACCTAATCTATCGTTCTGTGCGTACACAGCCGGCAGTAATACTGAAGGAGGTATTGTTATTAACTTGTTAGTGTTAGTATCAATTGTTTTAACCCAAGGATAATAAGTTGCAGCGTAGTTAGTATCTACAGCATCTGCTTGGTTTACTGCCTCTGCCACGGTTGCGGTTGCGGTTGTGAAATCTGCGATGTAGAACACATCCTCTCTGGCTTCACAAGTATCAATTGCATCAGTAGTAACTGAGGTGTGTAATGAACGAATAATACCAGGGGTAGATAACAAGTTGATATCAAATTCATCAGGGTTAGATAGGGCATCAAACGCTCTTGCGTATGCAATTGAACCTGATGAGGTTGAAGTTGCACAATTGAATCCTTGTGTGTTTGTTGCG